CAGCATGTCTTTCTTATTGCTCCACTTATCGATCTTTTCCTGGGCTTTGGCTTTCTTTTCATCGTTATCTGCTTTATCCAAGTCTTTTTTGCCCTTAGAGATATTCGATTTGGCATTATTCAGTTGCTTCACTATATCCAAATCTGATAACGCAGATATTTCGTTTCTTTCAGCTAGTTCTTGCATTATCTTTGCTTTCCCTAAGATCTTATGATTTTCCCGGTAATATTCCAGTTCTTCCCACATTTCCCGGTTGTCCAGATAGTTTTCTACTGCTGCCTTTGCCCATCTGAAAGTTTCTTCACTCGCAACATCATTCGGTGTATTGGCTAACATCTCGTGACTTTCCCGGTATAAGTCATAAGCCGAAAACATGTCCGATACCAATATCTTAAACTCGTTCGGACAGTCCTTTTCATTCAGGAAGGGAAATTCTTCCCGGAAACGAATTGTCTTACGTACTGTTTCCGGTACCTCACAATATTTAGATTTTGCTTCTTCCAGTTCTTGTTCCAGCTCGTCTACCTTATCCTGGTTTTCGTCCGCAGACAATACCTTTTCGATAAATTCATCACTGACAAGCTCTTCAACGGTAACACCGAAACGTTCGGCCAGCTCAATGAGGGAATCGTCTACATACGTCTTTGGCAAAACAGATTTTACGGTTTCCGGTATCGGTTCCGGCTTTTTGTATGCAGTTCTACGCATCGAAGCAAAATCCATTTCCGATAAACCGGCAAGTTTACGCAACTCTTCAAAAAGAGATCCTTTAGTCATTTCACATTCTCCAATCTGCCGAAATTTAGCCTTCAACATACGATTCACTCCGAATATTTCATAAAGTGCCACGCCTTCCGCGAAGTTTCTAGGCCCTTGTAAATAGGAAATAATTTGTTCTTTCATTTGATTTATTTATTAAGTGAGACACAAAGGTTCAAAAAGGCAATTGCTTGGTAAAGGACTAAAAAAGGGATACCCGAGCGGATATCCCTACATGTATCATTGAAGTTTATTTATCTTCCGGCAATAATTTCACTAAGTTCTCCTTCATTTGCCGAAGGCTGTATATGAGTTTTAACATACCGCCGCCATCCATATCATCGGCATAACCAATCATTTCGGAAACTCTAAAGAGATAATCAATAGTCTTTTCCAGTGTTTGGCAGTCTATTTCCGCTCCATCAGCTTGATAATCTTTCAAAGCATCCAGAACCTGTTGATCTATTATTACGGTATTGATATTAAGAGTTTCCATTTTGCCCTCCTTTTTTGGCTTTAAGCACACAATAAACGGCACCGATAATACATGGCGGAAAGATGAATGTAAGGCAGAAACAGGCAATTGCTGAGACATAGTAAGCATCCGAGGATGTTTTCACTTCGCAGTCTGAGAGACTACGGAAATAACGCTCCATGAGCGTGTTAGTGTCCGATTGGGTACGGAACGAGGGCACGTAGTTGGTGCCGGTGAATTGTTTTTTCATTTTGATGATGGTTTTTGCATATAGGCAGTTTAGTTTAAAGACAAAAGCGGCTGCCATATCCCAAGTCTGCAAAAACCATCATCATTCGACTCCGAAGAGCAAAATCTGAAAAGGGAAAGACAACCGCCTATATAAATAAGTTCACAATAGGACATAAAAAAAGCCCATAAAAATTTGAGCTGTACCGTAGCTGCTCAATCGGTATCGAATACGATAATGGTTTTTGCACTACAAATGTACGGATAATATTTGTAATGACAAACAAATTTCTTCATTTTAATCAATAGGATTCACTACAATTTCCCCTTGCGGAATATCAGGATCGTTACCTTCCTTCCAATATTTGACAGTTGTACTGACAGTTATCGTATAACCGTTAGATTTTTCTTTAACTGTCGTGGTTAATTTACTAACTACTTCTTTTGCCTGTCCTTCTGTTAAATCGCACTGAGTTGTTTTGGATGTTACATATTTGGGGTATCCTGGCATAGAAGGGCTGATAGATGTTGTTTGTTTTGTTTCAAATACCCAACAATTAGTAGTTTTATCGTCATCGCTACTACACCCTAACATAACCAAAATTGTAAATAGGAATAATAATGCTTTCTTCATACTGCCTTTATTTTAAAGTTTCGACAAATGTAGAGAAAAAGCCTTTACGAAAAAAGTCTTACTCAATAAAGAATAAGACTTTTAATTCTACCTCTATAAGTTAGAGCATGTTAAGCCTCGTATCTTGACTGCTCAACAAATTTCATTGTCCCGCCTCCAGTATCAAAAGCCTTGAATGTGATCTGGCTTCCAGGTGACGCGGTGAATACCTTACCAGCCTGCAATAAAAAGGCAGACGAAGCACCTGTTTCGATAGTTGGCGCAACACCGGATACAACACCTAACAAAGTTACTAAATCACCATGCTTAGCACCTGTGACAGAAGCGAGCTTCGCAGCTCCGGCACTTAACTGATATTGTCCCGCACCTTTGAAAGTAATTTCTGTTGCAGCCGCTTCCACTACTGCCAACGGTTCTTCATGCGGGATTGTCCCTTCATAAATACCGATATCATCACCCTTGCTAATTTGAGTGAAAGTAAATTCAGATGAATTGGCATCCTTATTACCGGTATAGTTTACAGCCATTTCAATAGGGTTGCAAGGAGAACCGATAATGTCTGCCGGTTCACCGTTGCAGTATTGCAATATACCAATGCAATGGCGACCTAACCAGTTCGTCTTAAATTCGCGAACCTCTCTTTTATTCCCCGGATGCTTACCTTTGACAGAAGGGGTAAATCCTTTGGCGTCTGTTTCACCTTCACCGTTGGATGCAAGTTCAACAGTTCCGGGCGTCATATACAAATCAACAGAATACGCCGATGGTTTTACTACGATATCACCCACAAGTACGACACCGGCACCATCACGCGCTGGAAAAGAAGTGAGATCATCGACATCAATCAACGTAAGAACGTCTTTAGGAGTTATTCCCTTACCCGGATTTCCTGCCGGTCTGGGAACAGATGTTTTAACGTAAGTAATCATATAGTCCTTTTTTTGAGATTAATAAAAAGTAGGGGGAAATTATCCCCCCTGCCAACAGTTACTAGCCGCGTGCAACTTCGTAGAATTTGCCGTCATCAGCCTTAACCAGCTTAATAAACTTACCGGTACTCAATGTTATGACTTTTGTCAACACAAAATTTCCACTAGCAGCGATGGTACTGGCATTTTCATTTCCATTTCCGTAAACTGTATAAGTTTTGCCAATAATAGCATCAGCGAAATTGGTTATTGCTGTTGCTTTTGTATTGGCACCCGTAATAAAAATAGATCCACCCTGCAAAGAAGGTTCTGTTTCGTCATCGGTAAACTGCAAGGCGTCAGTGGCACCAGTTTCACGACCAATCTCAATGAATTTCCCATCTTCACGTTTCATCAAACGGATCAAATCCCCTTTCTTTGGGTTCCACGCTTCGGATATCAAAGCAAAATTACCTGATTTTTCGATCTTTACCCCTTTATTTTCACTGCCACACTTCAAAGTAACAACCCTACCGATCTCCGAATCTTCAATATCAGTAATAGCCAATAGGTTAGTGTTGGCAACCGTAATAATTGAAGTATGATACTTTGCGGAAGGTTGAGTATCTTTATCAGACTCTACAAAATAAGATGCCGGACGGTCATACTCGTTACAGAAGATCATCTGGCGTGAATAGTCCATATCTTCTTTCTTCGTATATTTGAACCCTACTGCGTAAGCCCAAATAGACTCTTTCCAGTTACTCCATACCTTTAAAGTCCAATCCTGCTGTTCGATATTGAACTTTGTCATTTCACCTGGCACATGTTCAAACGTATGGATATTACCTGTCATAGTCCAAATAATGCGATGATGATTATCGGCATTAGGCACAGGAATCAGTTTAACGGAAGGATATTCCTTCACAAACATCATACCGGCCTTGTAATCCTGATTAGTACCATAATGCAATTCATTGTACTTGTGATACCAAACAATCATATGAGACGGGATGTAAAGAGATAAGGAACCTGAATCACGTAAAACAGCCGGGATCATAGATGTTCCCTGAAACAGCTTTTCTCCAATATTTTCCGGCGTCAGGGTACCGAGTTCGAATGGTTTTACCTGATATACAAGTTTGCCGTTATTGATATCAATATGCCCGTTCACCTTCTTGTTGATGAACTCATAGATTCCATCAGCGGCCCCCATAGCATGTCCCGGCTTATTCAAATCCGGTTCTTTACGTACACCATTAACGCGGCGTTGTTCACGTTCGTTATGCAGTTTTTTCGCTGTCTCTGCAAGAATGTATTCAATAAAAGACCACTTAATAACCTGGGATCCTTCTTTATTATAGCTTCCGATCCAAGATTTTTCCAGCGCCTTCAAATCTTTGAATTTGTGAGCAAACATAACGCTAAACATACGTAGCGTTTCGTTATCAAATTCATAATTACCCTTAGTTACATTATCGAAGTTACTTTCGGTATTGTCAGCCTGTGAAAATTCTCCTAACCAGATATTTGTCAATACAGCTAAATCCTGATAACCGGATTCAAGTGGAAAAATGCCCTCAATTGATGGCAAAACCATCAAAAAAGATTGCAAACGATCCTGCCACGGTACACGATAGAAAGCGCCTAAATCTTCTTTCAGTCTGGAATAATCGATAGAACTTGCCGTAGGTACCTGAACTGCAATACCCTTACGATAAAGCATTTCAGCACGTAAACGCTGATTATAAGCTCTATCCATACCGTACATTTCACCGGTAATACCGCCTAGCTGCTTATCATCATCCCAATTCAAAACAATGTTTTTAGCATCCGGTATAATAGTCCCGTTTTGTGCCCCGGTTCCCTTGTCCAGTTCTGCCATATCAGAGAGCGTTTTAATTTTTTGATTAAGACCGGTAATCTCTGTTCTCTTAGCTGCTACTTCCGTAGAAAGTTCTCCTTTTTCTTTAGCCAGAGTTTCGATTTCTACCTGCGCGGTAGCTAATTTGGCTGTAATATCAGCTAGCAAACCTTTTATTACTGCATTGGAAGCACTATCTTCCGGGATAACAGTCCCATTTTCCGTACTTCCTTGCGGTTTATCATCCGGGAAGTCATTACTTAACGCTTCACAAAAACCAGTGAGAAAAGTTTCATTAAAGCCCATGTTTTTAAGCTTTTCTTTCTCTTCTGCCAGTAAAGCGTTTTTTTTGTCCGCGTCCTTATTCCAGTCCTTAATCCCCAGAATAGCCATTACAGCCGGAACGAATTGTGAAAAACGATTTTTCATAAAACAAATTGATTAAAAAGTGAATATTAAATTATCTCATTAGCCCTTTTTAGTGTCGCTTGTGATAATACCCATACGATAGCATCTTCCAACGTACCATAAGCATCTACATAACCATTTGCCAGGGCTACATCAGCAAAATAGGTTTGCCCACGAAAAAGAGGATCGTTTCGATCGTATTTTATGCCCAGATTCCTGGCAACTGCCTGTGCAAAAAGATTGTGATAAAAAGAAAGCTTCTCTTTAATAAGGCTATCATCCTGTTTCTCTTCCATATCACGAATCATTTTATTTTTCAGATCCGCACTATCAGGATAAATATCCTTAAGCTCAACGCCTAGCTCTTCATAATACTTTTTAAAGCTTTGATAAGTGTAGATAATCCCGCAGGATCCTATTTCGTCCATTGGGGAAGAAACGAATTTCCGCCCACATGCAGACACAAACCAAAAATGCGCGGAAGCACATACACCGGTAATGTATGCTGCAATTGGTTTAGAAGATTCCCGGATCATTCTTTCCAAAAGATCTACACGGGTAATCATTCCGCCAGGGCCGTTTACAAATAAGACAATACCGGCTATCTTTGGATTTGCTAGGGCTTTTGCAATAAATTGTTCCAAACGGTAAGTTTCCCAAGAATATAAAACGCCATCACAGGTAAGTATAACGACTGAATTTTCCGGTAACGAAGCGTCTTCCAGTTCCCATCGATCCGCCACATAAGGCATAGCGGCATAAGCCGTAACCTTATTTTGCGAAAGATGCTGTTCAATAGCTGCTAAGTTACCGTTATTTATAGAAGGCAAGATAAGTGATAAAAGGTGGTGATAATCCTTTGCCTCGATCGCCCATTTCTCATTAAAAATCTGCTGAATTTTATCCACGGTTTCTTTTTTCTGCAAAAGAAACCGTTTAAAAGCGGGCTAGAAAGGACTGTAAAAGGCTTCTGAATGTGACATTATCCCAGTTAGTTTACATTGATATTGCCCGGCTACCTTTGCATAAGTAAACGCCAAGGGTGTTTGTTGTGTTCCAGATACAATTGCGCAACCGGCTTCATTGGTATAAATAGCGATTAATTCTTGTTTGCTCAATGCAGCCAGCAAGTTTTCATTAGCTATATCGATCAGGGCAACATTAAACGTATGCCCTACATTATATATA